TCTGCGTCATGGCTAATAAAAAGAAAGCCACAGAAGACCAGTTCAACGAACTCCATAACCTTGTTACGTCTGAGTTTCTTGCTCGTATCAAGTCAGGAGAAGCATCGACTGCAGACCTTAAAGCTGCGTGTGACTGGCTGGCCAAGAACGACATCAGCGGGGTTGCTTATGAAGGTAACCCTCTGGATAAGTTGGCCACCATCATGCCCAAGGTTGACCCTGAGCTTGTTCGTGAACGGATGCGACGGTAATGGCTAGAGACTACAAAAAAGAATATCAAGCTCGTGCTGAAGAGCTGAAGGCATACCGTCGCGCTCACCGCAAAGAAGACGCTGCTAGAGCACGAGCACGTCGTTCTATGGGGAATATCCCAGCTGGTCATGAGGTTGACCACGTGGATAACAACCCCATGAACAACAACAAAGACAACTTGAGAATCATCCCCCGTAGAGCAAACCGTGCCAAGGGAGCACGTAAGACGAACGCCAAACGGTAATGACTCCCTTACTTCCTACGCCTGATCACTATCTCCAAAACCTAATAACCATGACAAGTCCAGAAGCAAAACGGCTCTGGCGGAGAGCCATCAAAGAGCACTTCAATTGTCAATGTGTTTACTGTGGAGAAATTTATGACGCCAATGAACTCACACTCGATCATGTACGACCTAAAGCATTTGGAGGATCTGACCTTACATCCAATTTGTTACCAAGCTGTAGATCGTGTAATCAGGCAAAAGGAAGTCAAAACTGGCTCTCTTGGATGAGAGAAACTTTTGGGGAAAATCCTCATAAAGAACAGCTTATTCTATCTTGGATTAAATAATGGCTCCACGCAATAAAGCCCGTCAACAAGCTGGCAACATGAAGTCTCGCCAGCAAGCCAAACTTAATAGCCAACGCGCACAGAAAGCTCCTATCCAACCCGCTCCTCGTACTGGTCCTCGCCGTCAGCTTCCCCCCAGCACTCAAGGCCAGAACCGTGTTGGTAACTCCAGCCAACCATGGGGTGAGCGGCAGGGGTCTGGACAACGTGTTGAACCCGTGCGCGTTCGTGAAGTAGGACGCCCACAACTGCCTCCCAGCAAAACCGTTCCTGAAAACCGCCGCCTTCCTGGGATGCAAGGCCCCCAACCAGCTTCACGTCCTCAGCGTCCTGGTACTAGCCGCTTGACTCCTGATCGACGTGCAGCTGCAGAAGCTAAAGCCGCTGAAGCAGCAAAAGGTACACGTTCAACCTCTGTAAGAATCGGTGATTTGGCCAAACGTGGCAAGATGGGGGGAGCAAAAGAAGCCGCCATTTTTGCAGCTGGAGATGCTGCTATTAATTGGTATGGTAATTCTCTTCGTAATGCTGTGCAGCGTGAACGCAGCCAACGCGCTGCTGAGTCTGGTCAACGTGGCCGTTATGTTCCTGGCAATCAACAGGTCAAGTTTGAGAAGCCAGCACCGCCCAAAAAATCGCCTGAAAACAAACCTGCTCAACCTGTTCGCACTGGTAACCAGCAACCTATTCGTGCTAGCCAGCAGCGAACCAGTGCTGTCCGCAACCCTAGCCCTGTAAAACCAAGTGCTCCTGCAGCTCCTGCTCAATCCAAAAATATGGAAGAGAACTTTGCTGCTTGGACCAAGGCTAACAAAGGACTGGCTGAAAAGGTCAAGCCTAACCAAGCTGGTTACGCCACGATCAAGAAAACTCTTGATGAGTTGAAGATCAAGGACAAAGGCAAGAAGTAATTACTCCCTGAGGCCCCTCTCTAAGCCCCTGCAGCACGCCTGTGGGGGCTTTTATATATCTACCCACCTATGGATACTTTAACAGCCCTTAGAGACGATTTTAAACTCTTTCTACAGGCTCTCTGGGGTCAGTTAGATCTCCCCTCTCCAACCCGTGCTCAATACGCCATCGCAGACTACCTGCAGCATGGACCAAAGCGACTACAGATCCAAGCGTTTCGGGGTGTTGGTAAGTCCTGGATCACGGGTGCTTTTGTGTTGTGGACCTTGTTCAACAACGCAGAGAAGAAGATCATGATCATCTCGGCTTCTAAGGAACGAGCTGACAACATGTCGATCTTCCTGCAGAAGCTGATTATTGAAACTCCTTGGCTAGCTCACCTAAAGCCTAAGAGTGATGACGCCCGTTGGTCCCGCATCTCCTTTGATGTGAACTGCAGCCCTCACCAAGCACCTTCTGTGAAGTCCGTGGGTATCACAGGTCAGCTAACTGGTTCCCGCGCAGACCTCATGATCTTGGATGACATCGAGGTGCCTGGTAACTCCATGACTGAAATGATGCGTGAGAAGCTCCTTCAACTCTGTACAGAGGCTGAATCGATCCTTACGCCTAAGAAAGACTCCCGCATCATGTACCTGGGGACTCCCCAGACCACCTTCACCATTTATCGAAAGCTTGCTGAACGCAACTACCGACCCTTTGTTTGGCCAGCACGCTACCCACTCAAAGACAAACTCTCCCAATACGAAAACCTGTTGGCTCCACAGCTGATTGAAGACGTGGAGATGGGGATTGATGAATGGTCTCCTACCGATCCAGACCGGTTCAGCTCCAACGATCTGCTGGAACGGGAAGCATCGATGGGTCGCAGCAACTTCATGTTGCAGTTCCAACTTGATACCACGCTGAGTGATGCAGAAAAGTTCCCCCTTAAGTTCCAAGACCTCATCGTTACCGCTATTAACCCGACTCAAGCGCCGGATTCTGTTGTGTGGTGCAGTGACCCTCGTAATGTGCTCAAGGATCTGCCTACAGTTGGCCTACCGGGTGATTATTTCTACTCCCCGATGCAGCTTCAAGGAGAGTGGGGTCCGTACACTGAAACGATATGCAGCGTTGACCCGTCAGGTCGAGGTACAGACGAAACAGCTGCCACCTACATAAGTCAACGCAACGGCTTTCTCTATGTCCATGAAGTCCGTGCTTACAAGGATGGCTACAGCGACAACACCCTGCTAGACATTTTGAGGGGTTGTAAGGCCTACAACGTCACCAAGCTGCTGATCGAGACCAACTTTGGTGATGGCATCGTGGCTGAGCTGTTTAAGAAGCACCTGCAGCAGACCAAGCAAGTCATCGATGTTGAAGAGGTGCGGGCCAATGTCCGTAAAGAAGACCGCATCATCGATGCCCTGGAGCCTGTGATGAACCAACACCGCCTGATCGTGGACCGGAAGGTGGTGGAGTGGGACTACAACTCCAACAAAGACGCCCCTCCAGAAGACCGCATCCTCTACATGCTCTTCTATCAGATGTCCCGCATGTGTCGGGAAAAGGGTGCCGTCAAGCACGACGACAGATTGGACTCCCTTGCTCAAGGCGTGAAGTACTTCACCGATGCCATGGGCATCTCAGCGATGGAGGTCGTCAAACAACGCAAGCAGGAAGACTGGCAAGACCTCCTCGATAGCTGGGCTGATGACCCTCAAGCAGCCGCCAATCACATGGTGCTGGGGTTCGACCTCCAACAAAGACAACAGGCTAGGGGTAAAGCTGGAAGAGCTGGTTCTCCAACCTGGGTAAGACTCAAGTAAGACTCATCTGGTGCCAAGGGAGGTGGGTGATCAGGGATGTGAAGGGGGGCCGGTAAGGGGTGGACTGAAAGCCCCCAGGGGGTAAGACAACCAAGATTCCTTGTTTCTCTTACCCCTTCACTACTATGCATGTCGAACGAAGTGAGACGCATAGTCCTAATTAACCTCCCCCAACGTTCATCCAGGACTCCCTGCTGAACTCTTAGTATACTAAGTATACATAGTAGTAATGATCCACCAAGTTAACCTCGTACACATCACTCCTGAAGCTGAAGAACTAATTGCCTACATGGCAAGGGTGTCTAATCCAGCCAATCAATCAAACACTGAGACCAGTGCTCGTTTGATTAAGTACCTCATTACCCACAACCATTGGTCTCCATTTGAAATGGTGAACATGTGTGTGGAGATCAATACCACCAGAGCTATTGCAGCTCAGATCCTTAGGCACAGGTCGTTCTCCTTTCAGGAGTTCAGTCAACGGTATGCCGATGTCACCACCATTGGTACTCCCATTGTCCCGTCCCTTCGTAGGCAAGACCCAACCAACCGTCAGAACAGCATCGATGATCTAGACACAGAGAAGAAACAACAGTTTATTCGACGTATTCATCAGCACTTTGCAGAGGCTGAGGATCTCTATCGAGAGATGGTGTCTACTGGTGTCGCTAAAGAGTGTGCCAGGGATGTCCTGCCTATGGCATCTCCGTCACGGCTGTACATGAATGGAACCATTCGGTCTTGGTTGCATTACTGCGACCTTCGTACCGCTCATGGAACGCAACGGGAACACGCACAGATAGCTGGTCAAGTTCAAGACTTGCTGTATCAACACCTTCCTAATGTTTGTGAGGCTATGTGGAGTGATGACTGAAGAACAACACCCGATTAATCCACCGTTGGATTTGATCAAAACATGGATGATTGAGTATTACGGTGGTGAGATCCCTGGAGGGTTTGCTGGTGATGAGGTTTATCTCTGCAAGTGTGCTGCCCAATGGGGTGCAGATCAGGAGCTAGATGCGTGTTGTCAGTGGCTTGATTTTAATCACTCTGCATCTGCTGCTCGCAATATCCGCACCGCCCGCCGCCCCAAGCCGCCGAGCTTGAAGGAGCAGGCGCTAGATGAGCTGCACATCAGTTTCGACAGGGGCTACCTCAAAAAAGAAGCCGCAGACACCATCCGCCGCGCACTGGAGCAACTTGATGACTGACCTTTCACCTGCAGCACAAGCAATTCTGGATGCCTATCAGTTTGCACCAATCGACGATGAATTGACGGCTGCTGCTGTCCTGCGAGCTGCTGCAGATCAGGTGGTGCCGGAGGGGTACAACCAAGCGTACGACTGCTGCTTAGAGATTATGAGCGAAATCCGCGACGACCTCCTCGCCATCGCCGCTGAACTGGAGCAACTTAATGAGGGAACTAAAACTGAATGAGTTCCACACACTGTATGTGACGTGGAAACAAGGCATCCCTTGGTTTGATCACCTGCTGCTTGGTCTGCTGGTCTGGATTGAGCGGTGGGTAATAGATAATCGGATAAAA